ATAGCGAAATTGAAGTTTTCGCAGAGTACGGGGTAGATGCAGACGAATATTTTGAAATTGAAAGCAGAAAATTAGAGATTTTTGAAGACCACTACTCTTTTGAGTCACACTTAGAGTTTAGTGAGCAGGACTTAACAGAGATGGCTTTTGCTATTGAGTCACTAACTGAAGAGGAGAGAAGGTTAATAAGCCAAGTAAAAAGAGACCCATTAATAAGCAAGAAGGATTTAGCTGTTAACTTAGAAGTAAGTGAGGGTAAGTTAGACGAGTTAATTAAGTCTTTGAAAGATAAGAAAGTTTTAACCTTAACAGAGGGAGCTTGGAACGTTATTAATATCCTGCCTACTCAATCAGCAATCGGAAAGATAGCAGACGAACTTAGAAAGTACGAAGTTCGCTACAAATATCAAGGACCAAAAGATAGTAAGAACAGAGCTTTCTGCAAGGCTTTATTAAACTTGAATAAACTCTACACACGAGACGAAATCAGTAAGATTTCACAGCGAGTAGGTAGAAATGTTTGGACCAAAAGAGGAGGCTGGTACACAAAGCCAGGTACCGATATTCACTTACCTTATTGCAGACATCAATGGGCATCAATTTTAGTTAAAAAGAAATAATGGCAACAGTATTATTTATATCAGAAGAGACCCTTAAACAAGAGTCTATTATAAGCGAGAATGTAGACCCTAAATTATTAGTGCCTACGATTAAAGAGGCGCAAAATGTTTACTTACTTCCCATACTTGGTACCTCTTTATACAATCAATTAGTAACACAAGTATCAAGCAATACAGTAAGCGCAGCGAATGTAACTTTGTTAGATACTTACATTACACCTACTCTCGTTAAATATTGCGTGTATGAGTCTATTTTGCCTTTGAGTTTTAAGTTTCAGAATAAGAACATAGCTACAAAGAACTCAGAGTTTTCTAACCAAGCAAGTTTAGACGATTTAAGATACTTACTTGACTACACAAAAAATAGGGCTGAGTGGTATGCTGAACGATTGACTAACTTTTTACTCGCAAATACGAGTACTTATCCGTTATATTTGACACAACCAAATGCTAATATAGATACTATTTATCCGAACGATAATAACTACCAAAATGGAATGTATCTTGGACCTGACATTGACTGGGATTTAGTTCCTCCGAGTATTAAATATCAAGGAAACTTTAGAAGAAGAACATAACTATGAGAAAAAAAGGAAGCAAAAACAAATCAAATTTAGAAAAACTAAGAATCTATTTAAATGCAAACCAGCCTCAACAAAGTAGTAAACCTATTACAGGAAATAGCAACAAGTAATCAATTCTTAAATGGGAACTTTACTTTTTGTGATGTCGCAGATTTGGGTGCGAGTGCGCCATTATCTTACCCTTTGCTTTGGGGCGATGTAAGACCATCAAACTTTTCAACTAAGGTATTTAGCCTTAACTTACAATTGACTGCAATAGACATAGTTTTAAAGGACTTATCTAACGAAAGAGATGTACTATCAGATACTCTACAAATAATCTCGGATGTAATTGCTAAAATTAAACAATCTACTTACTATGGAAGTTACTTTGAAATGCAAGAGAATATCACTTGTACTCCGATTAAAGATTCTTACGGAGACGAAGTCGCTGGATGGGTTTGTAATTTCACTTTAAACATAGCTAACCCTTACGATTCGTGTGTTATTCCAACAAATTAAAATTTTAAAAGAAAAAAATATATAATATTATGATATTAGAGCAAAGAATGTTAGGCGGTAATGGGTGTAAATTCATCGATGCGGCCTCAACTGGGAATACTTTTTATGTTATAGTTGTGAATGCTGATTGCGTTTTGACAACTTTGTCAACTGTGAACGGGCAGGACTTACTAACTCAGTACGGATTGAGCGGAAAGACCTTAAAACAAGGCATGTTAATCCCTGCTTTTAACGGAGACCCAATCGCAAACATAACTCCAAGTTCAGGTTCTGTTATTGGTTACGGCTTTAACATTATTGGTTAATGATTAGCTTAGGTTTAGGGACTGTTGTTGCAGGTAATGGAAGTAGCTTTGGCGGTTTTTCTGCCGAGTATCAGGCTGTTTTATCAAGAGCTACAAGTTCAGGAATTACCTTACCAAGTTTAGCGAATCAAGCTAACCAAAATAAGTTAATTGTTGACTTGAAAGCTGCTGGAGTTTGGGACAAATTAGATGTATTCTATATGTTCGCAAATACTGGTTCAAGTGGATTCGCTTTGATTAATTGGAAAAATCCAAACGGAACAACTAACGCAAGTGCAGTAGGTAGTTTGACTTTTAATGGCTCCGCTTTTCAGGGGGCAGCATTAAGTTATTTAAATACTAACTACAATCCAGCAACTAAGGCCACAAATTTCTCTCAAAACAATGCTGGTATTGGAGTATGGAAAAGAACTCACGATGCAACACCTAACAAATATCTATGGGGTAATTCAGGAGCGAGAAGTTATGTATTAGGAGTAAGTTCTGCAAATGCAAGACTTCATACAATAACTGGATTAGCTTCTAATTTTAATACTTCAAACACTGGTATGTTAGTAATCAATAGAACTGCTGCGAGTGGTACTGGTTGCGTAACCTTAGCTGTTAATACTACAATAACAACTACTAACCAAACAAGTGGAACTACGGCAGCTCCTGACAATGCTAACTATTCAGTATTCACTTTGGCGACTTCAACTGCTGATACTTATTTAGGTCAGATTTCTGCTTGGTGGATTGGAGCTAATTTCGCAACTGAAGTAAATAACTCATCTTTATACAATGCCTTAAACACATATATGTCTACTATCTAATGAACACAAAAATAATAGAACTTAATATAGTTAGCTGGACTTTTGCAATAGTCGGAACTTTGGCGCATTGGCTACCAGTAGTTCAGTTTTTATCGTTTACTTTATCCGTTATCATTTCACTTTGGCAACTTACCCAAATGCTAAAAAAGTGGTTAAAAAAATAAGACAAAATATTAACTTATTAGATAACCCAGTTACAACGATATGCGGATTGATTTGCTTTTTTTATTCGCTTGTATTAATTGGATTGCCTTTGGTTTATGAGACCTTTGCCGAGATTGATATTCGTTATTCTGTTGGTATTGGAATCATTGGTTTGTGCTTACTTATTATACCTGACGATGTTAAAGGAGCTTTAAGAAAATTGATTAACAAAAAGAGTGAATGATTCTACTATTACTATATGTTTGGTTAGATGCAATTCGTGACTCAATAGCTCACCACGATGCTTACTACAAGTTAGGTAAGTTCTTTTCTCGGCATCAATCAGAAATGGTTAAGCCAATTTTTTTTAAGTATTTCCCGATGTTTTGGGATGCTTGGCACTTATGCAAATTCCTTCAGTATAACATAGTCGCTTTTTTACTTGTTAAGACCTTAGCCTTCCCAGTAGTTACTACTATAATGAGCCTACTATTCATAACACTATATATATGAAAAACAAAGCCCTAATACTTGAGTACTGTAAGCAATTTCCAAACACAGCAAATCTTACTTTATCTAAAAAAATATACAAAGAACATCCCGAAAAATTCAATGATGTTGAACAAGTTCGTGACAGAGTCAGATATTACAGAGGAAACAAAGGTGTAAAAGACAAAAAATGTGCAAAACCTTATATTGATTTTTTAGAAAAGTTAAAGAACGAACTTCCAAAAGGAGAAAGCGAAAAGTTAGAACCTTACTACTTACCTAAGGACCGAAAGAAGGTATTAATTATATCAGATATTCATCTACCTTACCACGATGACAAAGCTTTATTTGCTGCGTTAGAATACGGATTAAAAGAAGAGGTAGATACTATCTACATAAACGGAGACCTTTTGGATTTTTCCTTAATTTCCAAACACGAGACAAGCACAACTAAACATTCAGTTAAGTACGAATTAGACTGCGCTAAAGTGTTTCTAAAAGGCTTGAGAGATATGTTTCCTAAAGCTCTAATAATTTATAAGTACGGCAATCACGATTTAAGGTTTGATAAATGGATTAGACTTAAAGCTCCTGAGTTATTAGACATAGAGAATATAATGCTGTCTGAGTTACTTGGTTTAAGAGAATTAGAGATAGTTCAATTGGATTCTCTTCAATGGTGCTATATGTGGGACATCGCAGTTTTACACGGACACGAACTACCAATGAAAAGCGGAGGGATAAACCCAGCAAGAGCTGCCCGTTTATCTGTCAATAGACCTTTAATTATCGGTCATTTTCATAGACAATCAAAAGATGCTGGGATGATACTCGGAAGACCTCATTATTATGCTTATTCATCGGGTTGTTTATGCGACTTAACTCCAGCCTACTTACCGATTAATAACTGGGTACACGGCTTTTGCATAGTTGAGAATGGAATTGTAACACAAAAGGAGGTAATTAATGGAACAATCCACTAACGAGCAGAATTTAGAAGAGTATTTAATAGAGGCTGGAGAAACAAGGGGAGAGATTATCTCAATTTGTAACTACGCCTTAGCAACTTGTGACTATTACGATTACTCTATGCTAAGTTCAGAGGATAAGGAACGAATAGATAATATAAGGCGAATGGCTTTGATTTTAGTAGAAGGCTTTTTAAGTGAGATTTACTATGAAAATTATGAAGATTAGCGAACATATTAGCTACGATGAGGCAGTACTATCTCCGACAGCTATCAGAAACGGAATAGACAACACACCAAACGAACAGCAGCTACACAATATGAAAGAGTTAGCTGATAATATCTTTGAACCATTGAGAAAGATGTACGGAAAGCCCATCAAGATTAACTCATTCTTTCGCTCTGCTAAATTAAATAAGTTAGTAGGTGGAAGTCCAACAAGTCAACACGCAAAAGGTCAAGCAATAGACATAACTGGAGGCAATAAAGCCGAGAATAAAAAGCTATTTGAACTTGCTAAGAGTTTAGAATTTGACCAACTAATTAACGAGTACGATTTTAGCTGGATTCATATCAGTTACTCAACTAAAAACCGCAAACAAATTTTAGTAATAAAGTGAACGAACAGAAAAAAGAAGATATAATAATATTAATTTTGTGTATCATTTGGGTAAGTTATTTACTCAGTACTATTATATGAGAAGTTTATTAAAGTATAAAGCAACACCAGAACAACTTAAAGCCATCGCAGAACACGAATTGAACCGTAAAAAGTTAGTCGCTGAGGTGCAAAAAGAATGGGAAGTAAAACAAAAAAGCGGAGAGTATTTAAAGAATGGGAAAAGGAAGTAGTTTATTTATCATTTTAGCTTTGTCTATTGCATTATTCTATACTAATTGGTATAAGTTTAAGCCTGCTCAGCAAATCAGCGATACAACGATTCAAAATAGGTTAAACGATAACCTTAAAATTGATACTATCATTAAGCGTTATGATTCTTTAATTTACAAAACCAAGATTAAAACCAATGAAAAAATTATTTTTATCTATTTGCTTCCTGATAGCCTTCTCATTGACAGCATCAAGTCAGGATTGCAACAATTTGACTCACTCGGAAATGCGAAAAATCCTAAGTATAATGGAGCAGAATAGAAGTATTAGCATAATATCTCATACTCAAAAAGAAGTCATAGAAATACTTGAAAGAAAGGTTACTAATTACCGAGATATAGCCGAGCAATACCATCTACAAAACAAAAGTTTACAAAAAGAAAACTGGGAATCTCAAATTAAAATCAAACGACTTCAAAAACTTAGCCTAATTGCTACAACTTCAGCAGTTATTTTAGGGCTGATCATTATTTTTTAAAAATTAATCTTACTGATTTATAGCACTTTACAAAAAGTGAGGGAATTATTTTGTCTATTTTGTTTACAGGTGCTTGCATTTGATTACAATGGTTGTATATTTGTATCACAATAAACGACAAAACAAATGGAAAACACAATCAACACAATCAATGACATTTTAGATTCAGAATTATTTTTAGAATTATTTGATGTAGAATCAGAAAAAAAAGAAATTGAAAATGCTGGATGGAATCACAACGAATTAATCCAATTTGGTACTGAACTTTCAAAACTTATTAAATAATCAAATGAGGGGTGCGACTTACCAACGCACAAATAACCACTTAAAAATAACCACTTATGACAACAAGAATTACAAAAGCAACAATTAAAAGCTTCATCAAAAAAAA